AACCGCATGGGAACCTCACAACGCTTCGATCTGTGCAACGGGCGCGGATCCGAATTCTACTGTTCGCAGGTCTTACATGGACCATGAAAGGGTTGAACGTATGGACGAGTCGCTTTTGGCAACTCTCAAGGGGCTCGGGTTGCCAGAAGGCATGACCGATCCAACTCAAATCATCATCTTTCTCGCAGGCAAGGCAGCAGCTCAAGCGGCTGACGAAGCGAGCGACGCTCCGATGGAGCAAGTTGAATCGATGGACGACAAGAAGCCTGAGGAAGCGATGAGGGCCGAAGCAGTGGCACCTGTCGAGGATCCTGAAAAGAAAGTCGAAGCCGAGGTTGCAAGGCAACTCAAGGCAGCAGACGACCGACGTAAAACAATCGTTGCCCATTGTACGCTTGCTAAGCTTGAGCGAAGCTTTGCAGACGCATTGGTTGACGATCCATCAGTGACCGTTGAAATCGCTCAAGAAAGGATCATCCGAAAGATGGCTTCACAACCACTAGGCGGGGCCGTCGAAGGCTCTCACATTGGCTTCGGTGAATCGGAGCAAGACAAATTTGAAAACGCAGCTAAGGCTGGGTTTACGCAGCGATGTTTCCAAGGGACTGGTAAGCGAACAGCAGCACCGAAGGCAGAGGGAGCAAGTCACTTTGCTAACCTCGGCATTTACCGTCTTGCTGAAGCTTGCGTTCGTCGCATGGGCATCGACCCTGAGAAGCACACCAAAAAAGACATCGCGCGAATGGCGATGGGACACGCTCCGACGCTCAACAACGTTAAGCGCGGTTTGGCTGATGTTTTCCATACTACAGGATCTTTCCAGAATATCCTGTTTGATGGCCTCAACAACACGCTCAGGGCGGCTTACGAAGAAGCTCCTTACACTTGGTCTTCTTGGGTTCGTCAGCGTCAAAGCGTTGAGGACTTCAAAGATATCCACGCTACGCAGTTGAGCGAATTTCAAAATCTTGAAGTCGTTCCCGAGGGCAAGGAGTATCCCGAAAAGAAGCTCAGCGACCGACGCAAGACCTACAACATCGACAAGTTCGGTGCGAATTTCTCGGTGACCTGGGAAACCATCATCAACGATAACCTTGATGCATTGTCTCGCATCCCATCGATGCAAGGCGTTGCGGCTCGACGGACTCAGGAACAGCTCGTCTATGACACGTTTTTGAGTAACCCGACGATGCCGGATGGAGTTGTTTTGTTCTCGGCATCGCACGTTAGCGGGCGAAACATTACCTCGACGACTCCAGCGGCTCCGAGTGAAACGACTCTCGACGAAGGCTTTGAGTTGATGGCAAAGCAGAAGGGTCTGAACGGCTCGGTGCTTAACTTGGTTCCATCGGTATTGCTTGTGCCTCAGCGGTACGCATCGACGGCTCTTCGGATAACGAATAGCCTTTCGTTCGCGCAGACCAACGGCAACGAAGGTATCTCAAGCCTCTACGGGGTGAACGGCGTTCGTCCATTGCAAGTGGTTGCAACTGCTTTGCTCGACAACAACAACGCGACCAACTGGTATTTGATCGCGTCAAGTTCGGTAGTCGATACCGCCGAGATCGTTTTCTTGCAGGGCGAAGAATCGCCGGTGCTGGAAAACGAATGGACGATGCTTAGCGACAAGTACGATTTCAAGATCCGTCAATCGATGGGTTGCGCGATGATCGATCATGTCGGATTCTACGGCAACCGCACCTAGTTCGGTTGATTTATCGCCCCTGGGCAGTTGCCCGGGGGCTTTTTGGGACAGCAAGAATTTTTTACAAAACAGGAATATAAAAACATGGCAGGCATGAAAGACTTCAAACCGTACGTCGATGACTTCATCGGGCCAGCGGTATCCTTTCCAACTTCGGCAAACATCGCTTCCCCTTGGGTCTATGCGATTACTGGGGCAGCACCTCCGACAGCACAGAGGAACAACGACCGAAAGGTCTTGACCCTTACAAGTGCGAGCCAAATCCAGATCCTCGGCGGCGGTCACGGTGATGCGTTGGCGTTCGATATCGACGACGTTCAGCGGGTTGTTATGCGGGCTCGGATCGGTGCATCGACCTTTACCAGTGGATCCATCTTGGTCTTCGGTCTCGGTTCGGCTCGAAACGATACCGCCGACAGCGTTACGGCTCATGCTTGGTTCCGAATGGAAGGGGCTAACAGCACGAGCCTTGTTTACGTTGAAACGGATGACGATGTGCGAGACAATAACGATGTCTCGACCGGCGTTGCCCTTGGGACGACCTACAAGGAATTCGTTATCGACTTCACTGGCGGCAAGCAGGACGTTAAGTTCTACGTTGACGGAGTGCGAGTGGCGAAAGAAACAACCTTCGACATGTCTGGCTACTCGGCTGGCCTTCAACCGATTGTTCAGCTTCAAAAAGCGGCAAATACAAACGCCGACGTTTTCGAGCTGGATTACATCGAAATCGACGGCAAGCGTCAGTAACCGATGAGCCTTCATGACCTCATCAAAGAGGATGCCAAGAAGGTCTTCGCCAACCTCAATGATTTTGCAGAACCTGCTGGATACAAAAAACGTAACGGCAGGACTCGCAGCATCAAGGCTGTTATCGTTCGCGAAGCTCTAGGCGTCCTCCCTGAAGATGGCGACGTTGTGTATCCTGTTTTTGAGGTGCACGTTGCCAATGATGAAAATGAAGGAATATCGAGCGATGAGCTCAACTTAGGTGGTGATGAATTAAGTTTTTCGGATCGAGTTGGACAACCTCCAAGGCTTCACTCGATTCTCAGGCTTATAGCACACGATGAAGGGATGCTGATTCTCGAATGCCGGTAGCAGTTGTTGAAACGATCGCTCTCGCTCTCAAGTCGCGTCTCGATGCGATGGTTGATAGCGGTTCGTACTCGACGGTTATCAGCGAGGTACAGCGTCCAAAGCGGTTCGCAGACTTTACGCCAAGGCATAACCAGATCGTCTTGACGCAAGGGCCATTGGATCGAGTCGGTGAGCTTGATAGGCCAGGCATGCCGCCTGCCAATGCTTACCGTCAGACGTTCAATATACATTGCCATGTAATGCAAGACGAGCGAGGGCAAGAGGCTATAGACGAAATGCTAAACGCTTTTCATGCTGACGTTGTAAAAGCGATTGCAAGCGGCTCGTCTACTTGGCATACTTTCGGAGGTAATGCTATCGATGCGGCGTTCGGAAGCGTACAATTCATTGCGGCTGATGGCGGGATCGATGGTTTAACTGTCCCTTTGCAAATCACTTTCAGGGTCTCGGAAGATGACCCAACGGAGCTTCGGAACTGATGCTAAAAATCACAGTTGACGAAGCCTCAATTCGGCAAATGAAAAGCAACCTTGGTGCGTTTGGCGATCACTTGCCAAGGCACTTGGCTACAGCGGTTAATCGGACTGCAAAGACTGTCCGAGTGCAAGCAGCAAAGGCGCTCAATCCGCTAGTCAACCTCAAGCTTTCGAGTGAGAACAAGGGAGTAGCCAAACCGATCAACAAAGCAGCAACGCTCAAGAAAACAATCAAGCAAAAGAACAAAGCCGAGCCCGGTAACGCAGGCGTAACGATTGGGCTTTGGGAAGGTCATCACTTCCCGGTTCGGATGAACGAAGCCAAGTCCTATAGTAAGAAGCGACGGGGCAAGAGGCAGAGTCTCGGAGTTCAATACAAAACGCACATGGGCGGCGGGTGGACTGTAGTCTCCGATGGGTTCATCCAGTCGCGATGGCGTGGCGATGTTTACCGGCCAGCTAGCGAAGGGGCTAGGAAGCTTGTTCGGGTTCTCAGCAAGCGACCCGGTGACTACTTCCGCGAAGGCAACATCGGGACAATTGCGGCGGATACTGCAAGGGAGCGACTCCCAATTGAAATCAATCGGCGGCTTAGAGAAATCATTCTTGCGGCCAGTGGACAGATTAAACTAAGAGCATCAAGGGAGCTAGGCAAATGACTCTACTAAAACGCAAGCGAGTATTGGCGGCAAAGATCGAAGCAACACCGGGAACGGCGGAGGCTTTAACGGCATCCGAAGCGGCTTTCAACTGCTATGACATCATGATCCAGAGCGAAACGGAACTTGAGGCCAGGGAAGGTCAGGCATCTTTCGGGATGCGTGCTTCGGTTCCAGGTAACTACAAGGGCAGGCTCACATTCAAGCATGATGCGTCTTGGGATGGCACGGCTACCGAGCCATCATGGGCCGATACATTCCTTCCTGCTTGCGGGTGGGTCAAGTCCGGTCAAGTGTTTACACCTCGGACGGAAGCCCCAGGGACAAACGTAAAGACCCTCACGATGGCAGTTTATATCGACGGCGTTCGTAAGCTTTTGCGTGGATGCGTTGGAACATTCAAGATCAACTGCCCAACAGGAAAAGCGGCTTTCCTTGAGTTCGATTTCATGGGTGTTTGGGAATCGCCGACTGATACGGCCATCCTTGTGCCTACCTATCCGACGGCAAGCCCATTGCGGTTCGCATCATCGACGACGACGTGGAACAGCGTTGATCTTGCAGTTGAGAACATGACGCTCGATAGCGGCAATACGATGATGCTTCGGGAAGATTCTAGCAACGTCGCAGGGCTCAAGTGCGGACTCATTACCAACAGGCTCATCAAGGTCACGGGGAACCCTGAGGCCAAGCTTGTTGCTACCAATCCGGTTTACGCCAAGATGCTCGACATGAGCGAGCACGCTCTGACCTGGGATCTTGACGGGCCTACCAACAGCAAGATAACGATCGCTTGCCCAAAGGCTCAGATCGTCGGCTTGACCGAAGCAGATCGAGAAAACATGGTCACTGATGAAATCGAGTGGCAAGGAAATCGAAACGGGTCATCCGTCGATGAAGAATGCTCGATCACCTTTACAGCGGCAACTTAATAGGCATCGGAGGTAACGTGCCAATCTTTTTAGAACCAGATCAAAGCTTTTTGGTGGTGCTTGCATCCGACAAGGACAAGCCCATCGAATCGCGACCAGTGTTTCGCGTCAAGTCTCAATCGATGCGGCATCAACGCAGATTGCTTGAGATTATCGACATCATCCACAAAGATGGCGTGACTGTTGACGAGATATTTGACGCAACCATCGAGCAACTAAAGCGGGTTGTTTGTGGTTGGTCGAACATGGGGCAACCGTTTAGCGTCGATGCTCTCGATGAGCTGTTGACGTTTAGCGAAGCTAGAGAGTTGCTTTCGCTGTGTGCGTACAATCAGCGAATGGATGACTCCGAAAAAAAAGACTGAGAGTCGCGGCATTGATACGGCAGGGATTGCTCTGTCGGCATTGCAGCGACAAAGAATGCAAAGACAAGGGAACGAGCCATGAACCGATCGAAATCGAATGCACAGCTTGCAACGGTGGCGGATGCGATCAATGCGATCAAGGCATCTTTCGCGTTGAGGGCTGCCCCAATCGATATTGCGATGGACTCGGGCAATTCGTCGAGTTGGTTGACCTGTTCGATGAAGGCCTGCCACCTGTAGCGGGTGGGGCTCTGGATCAGGCGGTTAGTTTCCTTGAAGCGGCAAGACGGTTTAAGAACGAAGAACAACGAGCAAAATCGGAGCGTGCATAAATGGCAGGCGATGCAGTCAAGATCGTTATAGCGGCGGAGGATAAAGCATCCGCACAGGCGATGTCGGCTGCCAAGAACATCGAGGCTTCCGTTAAGGGCATCAAGGAGACTGGCCAAAAAGCTAAAGCCTCAACCGAGTTCATCGGTATTCTTGCTGGTCAACTTGGCGGCGGTCAGCTTGCGTCGGCGGCTCAACAGGTCGCAGCTATCACAGAAAAGGTCGGCCAATTTGCCGAGGT